TATGAGTATTGATTACCCTGTAGATAACTTTGTTGTATTTAATAACAACGGGCGCGGTAGTATCACCCACGAAGTTGAGCTAATTAAAGAAATTCCAAATCGCTTTGTAAAGAAGGTTCACATTTGCCACCTACCAGCAAATGTAGGTTGCTCAGGTGCTTGGAATTTGATTATCAAATGCTTTATGAAAGCACCGTATTGGGTTATATCAAACCATGATGTCATGTTCGAGCCGGGTTTCCTCGAAGAAATGAATAAGGAAGCTCAGGATGAAGAAGTAGGCGTAGTCCACGGAGCAAGCGGTGGTTGGGATATTTTTCTGCTAAAGGACTGGATGGTTCAGAGATACGGATTGTTTGACGAACAGCTTTATCCTGCTTATGTAGAGGATCTTGAATGGGCGATGCGTTTTATTCACGATGATGTTAAACGTGTTCTTTCACTTAATGCTGGTTATTATCATGGTACGCGAAAAAACGATTATTCAGACGGTTCACAAACCTGGCGATCAGAGCCAGCCCTTGCTCAAGGGATTCATCTAGCGCACGAGTTGAACAAGCGGTACGTAACGATGAAATGGGGCCAGGGTTGGCAGGCGCACATTGATGAAGACACGTACGAATTTCCATTCAATAATCCAGAGTTTCCGAAGAGTTTTACGACCTACGATTTAGATTTTGTTAGGAAGAAGCACTTAGGGTTCTAACCAAGCCCAGCTTCTTCCTGTTTTTATAGCGCATATATTTGCAGGAGAAACATTAAATTCTTTAGCCCATTTAGATGTTGTCCGTTTTTCTTTATTATTTTTTATACGGATAACTTGATCTTTTGTTAGTTTAGATCGTCCCTGCTTTTCGCCTCGATTGTCGGTGCCATCTCTCAGTTTATCTTCGCCCTGGTTTTTACTATGAGTCCCATATGAGAGATTCTCTGGTGTATTAACTGAAACACCTTTCTCTCCATGTAAAACAAGTAAGCCCACGGGGCGTGGCCCTATAAATGCCTCGGCTACAAGGTGACTTATCCTCTTGTTTTTTTCTGTTTTACCGTTTTTACTAAGACCTACACTCATACGCCTTGTGTTATCTGTTTTGGCTTTAAGCATTTTTCCTTTACAAAATTGAGTGCCTTTATACTCGTGTTTTACAGTTCTGTCTACGCTTCTTACATTTCCTTGGTTGCTGACCTCATAAAGTCCTTCGTAACCGACGACGGGTTTCCAAATTTCCACGACAGAGCTGCTATAGTGGCAGTATTGTAACACTAAGCGTAGCTTGAAAATGGCTAAGGTTCGTCACGCTATCGAAAGTGTTTGTTTGTCTATCGACGACGACGCGGCTACTCAGTCTTTTTCGGACTGGGATATGTTATTTCGAGCACTTTCCCTGGCTTCACGTCAGACCATAAAGAGTCCCAACCCGTATGCTGATTGCTTCCCTGGCGATCACTACAGACTTCTGTCAGGCTTAATGTTAGAGCTTAAACCTAAGGTCATAGTTGATATCGGAACTCATTTCGGTACTGGAACTCGTGTATTTTTAGATTATGCACCTGGCGCACAAGTTCACACTTTTGATATCACACCGTGGGATAAACTCGATGCAACGTATCTTACTCACAAAGACTTTGTAGAACATAGAGGCTGTTTGACGCAGTATATTGCTGATTTAAGCGACTCAAATGTGTTTGAATCTTTTAGAGAAATTTTAAATAGCGCTGATTTTATAATGTGTGACGGCCCTAAAGATGGCAAATTTGAAAATAAGTTTTATACTTTATTATCTACTCTTAACTTTTCTGAAAAACCTCGCTGGCTTTTCTTAGACGATATTCGTTTTATGACGGAAATAGCTAATTGGCGAGCTGTAAAAAACCCTAAAATTGATCTGACCTCGTTTGGTCACTATAGTGGATCAGGTTTAGTCAATATTTCAGAAGGGTTTGAGTTCGATTATTGAGAAAAATGCCTTTTTACTCGTCGCATACAAAAAGCGGTAAGCTTTTCAACAACTTAAAAAATTTGCTGGAAAACAAAAGGCTGTCTTCTTTTGGTCTCAGTAAACTTGCTGATCTTTCTCCGACTACCACTAGAAAAATTTATTCTGATCCTGGGTATATTCCGTCTCCTGACGTTTTAGAGAAGATTTGTTTATCACTAAGCTGTAAGCCTGGCGACGTCCTAGATATTCAGAGTACAATGGAATCATCGGTTGCTGTAGGTTCTGGTGTTTTCTCCTTCTGATTATGAGCTAGCTGCACGGGTTTTGGGTCTTCCGGTTCCAGAAACCGATGCAGAGCGGGCTGCAGCAACTCCGATCGTTGCTCGTGTTCTTCGAGATTTTGGTCGCATGGCGCCTCCTATGCCGGGGCACGATGCTGACGGTATGTATACAGGAGCCACGCGGTCTCTTAACGGTTATCCCGATAACACGCAGCCAATGGAAAAGGCTCAGCTAGCTTCTCGACTTCGAGTTGACTCTGAGCCCAGCGATGATGAGTTCTTAATGCAGCTTCTCACTGCTGTTCAGGATAATCCTGAAGCTCTACAAGCTTTTATGATGATTCTGCAATATTTAGAAAGTCAGCAAGATCAACATATGGATGCTTTATCTTCCCAAAGACCTGCTGAATTCGACACACCGAATATGGGTTCTAACTATTCAATGTTGAATGCCCCTTCGAGTAATTCGATTCCTCCTTCCGTGGCTTTCCAACAACTTAGTTGATATGGACAGAACACAGCAACTTCAAGAACGAGATGTTCGGAGGTTAGCCCCTGAGACTAATCCTGTAGAATTTATGCGCCGATATATCTTTTCTAATTTTCCTGAAACTGTTTCACTTCCTTCTAGAGAACAAAAAGAAAATGTAGTTCCTCAGCAAAACAAGGAAGATAGTTTAAAATTAATGAAGAAGCCTCGTCAAGGCACTACTTACGATAATCCAGGAGGTTTTTAGTGAATCCGATCGTTAAAGCTTTTCTTCTGGATTTTTTGTTTGATATTGCTAAGTCTGGTGCGGGCTCCGCTATTAGGGGAACCACGGGGGCGCTTTCGCCTGCAAATCCAACAGGTTTACCTACCTCCTCTAGCAAATATTTAGTTCCTTATGGGGACGTTCTTTCTGCTTATAGGGCTGCTCCGGCAATGGCGGCTCAATCAGCTTTTCTGAATAAAGCTTTTGGAATCGAAACTCCTGAATACAACCCTCAAGCTATTCTTGAAGATGTAACAGAAAGAAATCGTGCTCTTATGCGCGATACACGGGCTGGCGAAATCGCTAAAGCCCAACTTGCTGTGGAACAAGCTACTAACCCCGAGATCGCAAAAGCGATGGGGGTTAGTTCTCAGGCTGCCTACGATTTGCTTGGTAAAACTATAGATCAAATTCTTTCGCGTCCTGATCTTGCTGGTAGTTCCGCTATTGTTGAAGCAGGGAGGGCGGTTTAATGACTAGATCATTTGGTCAGGCAGGTTTTGATTTAGCTGGGAACATTCTCGGAAAACTTGCCCAACGTGGTATTCCTGTTTTAAAAGGTGCTGTTAAAGACCCTGCCAGTGCTGCTAAGTATGTAGGTGGGACTGCTTTAGGTGTGACAGGTTTAGGTTTAGGTATTCCTGCTTTGGGAAATGCTTATAACTGGGTTGATGAGTATATGCTTGGAGGTGCTGCACCTTTCGGTATAACTCCTGAGCAAGTAGCTTTGAATGCTGCGGAGCGAAACGCTGCTGCTAGTCAAAGGACAACCAGTGGTCAGCAGCCTCCTGCTGAAACAGGGACTGGTCAAGGTGGTGGAACTGGTCAAGGTGGTGGAACTGGTCAAGGTGGTGGAACTGGTCCTTGGACTGCTTTTGATCCACTTGTTCGAAGTTTCGATGCGTACCAAAAAAATCAAGCCGCATTTCAACGCGAGAAATTTGAATTTCTTAAAAGTCAACTGACTCCTAAGAACAGAGCTCAGATAATCGCGCAAGACTTAGCTGCTCAAATGCAGCTACAGGAAGCTGCTGCACAGCAAGCACTTGCCAAGTCAGAAGAGCGTACTCGGCGCGAACGAGAAATCGCAAATATTAATGCGTGGAAAGCGCGCGAGGTTGCTGCTATGCAACGTGATGCTCTAGTAAGTTCCTCTTTGGCTAACATTGCTTATGCGGCCAGCACGCCTAACGCTAGTGTTCTTGAAGCGATGAACTCTAATGTTGCAGCTGCAGCTAAACAGTTCTTGCCTGGTACAGCGGTGATCTAACTATGGCACTCACAGCTATTCTTGGGGGGTTAGCCACCGGAGTCGGCGGCGGTTTGATTAATAGTATTTTTGGAGGTGGCGGAAGTAGCTCCTCCAGTTCAGGAGGCGGTGGAGGCGGTGGCTCTAATGTAGATTTTTATACCGCTTACGCTAGTAAGCTTGCTGCTGAAAATAATCCTTTAACAGCAGCTATGCAAGGACTTTCTGTCCTTCAAGGTGCGTATGGAGGATCTTTAGGTCAATTAGGGCAACTGTACTCAAGTGGTTCCCTGAGTGTGTTGTCTGAAGCGGGTAACCGATCTAAAACAGCGACCAATCTTCAGGCATCTGAAGTTGGTAACTTAATTGCAGCGGCTACAGATCTTCAGAAACAGTTAGGACAGGCAAAGATAGGCACTGAGCTTCTTGGACCCCAACTTAGTCAACAGGCTGGTTCCGCTGCTCTGGCTAATCAAAATCAACTTGCTAGGGATCTAGGGACCGCAAATATCGGTCTTAAGACTTTACAACAGCAAGCACGAGCTGGAGTCGCTTCTCAACAAGCTCAAACTATGGGTGACGTCTTTAAGACACGTGCTCAAACTCAAGGCAATTTAGCCTTGGGTGCTCAAGCTCTGGAAAGTGGACTTAAGCTTCGAGAAGCTGACGTTTTAGGTGACTTGACAAGAATAAAAGGTCAAACAAAAGCTGGGTTGGCGCTTAAGCGCTTTGGAGCTAGCCAAGCTCTTGCTGGTACACGTGCATTCGCATGATTCAATCTAAAATCGGTGACTCAACCACGGTCGGAGCGTGGCTCGACTCGCTCAATAAAACGCAAAAAGACGCTTTTATTCACTACTGCAAAAACAGCGTTAGTGACATCGAAGCTTACTTGTACGCTAGGTTTTTAAAACCTGGATATGAGGGGTCCATCTCTGATCTNACTGCGTACNTTCAGGAAAAGTTTCCCAAAGAAGATCTTCGTAAANTTTTATTAATTGAGATTGANTCTCTCAAGATTGATATTGATAATGTACGGCAAATGACCGTACAGGGGATGCTTGACCATGCTACAGCGGCTACGAAGATCTCCGTTCTTCAGAANGAACTCCGCTCCCATATACAAGCTGTTCGTCAGCTTACTGATGGCGTTGATCGCCGTGGTTTGCTTTTAGCTGGTGCTGACCGCTGCTTGCGTGAACTTATCAATAGTTTTGAGGACACACCGACGATGCTTTCCTTGTTAGAAGAGGCATCGCTGGTTGTCTGGGGTACTATCGAACGCGAAGAAAAAATTAAACAACGTCCATAAGCGACAGAATATTTGCCATATCACAACGAAATACCCCCATAAAGGAATCATTTACGCCCAAAGACATCACAAGCTCATAATCTTCTTCGAAACACCCGAACGGTAAGATACAAGCCGGTTGCTTGGAAATAGGGTTTCCAACGGCATCAGTCCACGTAATAAGCTCGTCGTTTGTAGAGCCACTGAACATGGGTTCTTTCATCATTCGAGTTATTCGAGTTAAATTTTTGTCTAAACAGTATGCCCCTAGGTGATAAAGCAAGTAAGGGCGTTCGTTAAAGTTTTCAACAGCCATGTGCTTCCAGTGAAAAAACACAAGCCATTCATCTCCGATGTCAATCGGAGCAGTTGAGTTAAAAGTAGGACTACCGCCCGTAATCTTTTTAAGGCAATCGCTGTTAATTTGAATTTCTTTTTCTCCTGGGGTTTTAATCGTTACTGGCACAGTTGCGTAAAGCAAGCGAAGTTTGTCGCCATCGCTAAAAAAGCACCAATTTTTCTCTGTTTTTCCGTCCACGTGGTTTCCACCTACTGGAGGGTAAACAGCGTCAGTTAGTTCACCAAACTCATCAATGCGTCCTACGCATACTTTTGGAGACTTAACCATTACGGATTTGTTCGTATCCCATTTAGACGCATACGAACTTGTAACAAATTGTCCGTAAAGCTCATCGTCTGGCGTTAAAAACAAGCGTGGGTCTTCGTAGCTCAGTCGATGAGGTTTGCTGCGCAGTTTTCTAGCCGCTAAAATTGTATCGTCATTGTGTAACTGACCTACATAAATTTCTGTAGGAGTGTTGTTGTAGTAAAAATATTTCATATCGTGTCGAAAACAAAAGGGTTCTGGCTGAGCCCTCCACGCGATAACAGTGTGTCTTCGATGTTTAACTATTGATGGACTAAAGTTGGCTACATGGTTTTTGTCTAACCCTCGGTTGATCCGTACAAAAGAACCTCCAAGATCATCTGCTTGTTTGTAAACATTTGGGATTCCTTTTTCAGGGGTTATTTTCAAAGGATGAGTTACGTAAGAGTACGCAGTGTGGTAGCGATGATGTTGGGTTGTCATTTGCACACCTCTTCAATAGCTTTTTCAAAGCCTTCGGCAATCTTGTCCCAACGGAAAGCTGGGTTTTGAGTAACTCTGTAGCACTCCTGAGCTGTATGATCTAGATATTCTTTGTCTTCGTATAAACAGGAAAGGAGTTCTGCAGCGTGGTTAACATTGACCAAGCCTCTTTCAACTCCAAGATCCTTATCGCGTATCCATGCTGCAACATCGATTAAACATGCACTGTCTTTCCAGATGTCTTTACACGAAGTGTGGTTAGGTACGACTTGCGCTCGTTTGCAAGAAGCGTGCTCAAAAGGAACAAGACCCCAACCTTCTCCGTCAGCTGTGTTAATACCTACGTTACACGCACTATAGATTTTATTCAGAAGTTCGTCTGGTGGAGCATTTGTGTAATTTATATTACTTGAAGTCATGATTAGACGATTATCTGGAGAAATGTTTAGCCGAGTCATTTCGGACTCAAACAACTCACGCACACTCCATCCAAGATCTTTTTCGCTCATATGCAGATACAACATAGTATCCGGTTTATCTTTTGCAAATTGGGCAAACGCTTTGATTGTCAGATCGATGCGNTTACGTGGTTGATTCCTATTGGCATTTAAAACTATAAACTTATCTTTAGGAAGTCCCAACGCTTCTCGCGCTTCTTCAATATCGATTTCATAAAATTTGGCAGGGTCNATTCCGTGAGGAAGGACCGCAAGGCTCTTTGGCTGTACACCGTGAGCCATGATTCGCTGAGCTTGTTCAATCGTGAACGTAATCGGAAAATCCCAGTCTTTNATAAANCGCATCATNGATGCTGTATACCATTCGGAGTCGATNGGAAAGTAAGGAATAAATTTAAATTTAATTTGGTCTTTNAGAAAGTGNATGCGTTCCCACACCTGGTTAACAATCCAGATGTCGTTCAGGCAGATAAAAACGTCAGGTTTTTCTTTTTCTACAACGTCGGGAAGTCGTCCGATACCAAAACGATCTGAAGGGTTTGCCGCTGTGGCAGGGTAGACCTTAAAAGGTAAGTCATGAGGATCCCCCATATAGTTGATCCCAAACGCAACTACTTCATTATCTTTGCTGAGGTGCTCTAAGATACTGTGAGTCACACGAGCAAAACCCGTGTTAGAAAGGATATCCCCGTACCAGAGAATTTTTGCCATAAAGCTGTAGAATCTTGCTAACAGTATACAGACAGTTTTAGGAATATGCCTAGCCGAGAGACATTTGCTTATCGCCGTGCACTAAAGCTACGAGCTCAAAAAGCAGTTGAAAGCAGTTCAGATTCTGCAATTGATAACGTATTTACTAGAGCAAAAGATGATTTTGCTACGTTCTGTACATTAATGGATAAACCTCCTGCGCAGCATATGTTGCAGTGGCACAGAGAGCTTATAACTGGAGAGAGTAATCGGTATTTACTTGATATTGCTGGTCCTAATATTGATATTTTGAGCCCACGTGGCTCTGCCAAGTCCAGCGTTTTGAATTTATTTACTGCCTGGTGCATTGGTCGCCATACAGTAGCACAAAGACCTCTTCAGATTATCTACGTATCTTACAACATCGCTACGGCTATTCCTAAAAGCAGGATTATTAAACAAATTGTAGATAGCAGTACGTTTAAAAAAATTTTTCCTGGCTGTCGCCTAAAGCCTGGGATGCAGTCAGATATTGGTTGGTCTATTGATTTTGATTATGCTGGCATACCTCGTGTTGGTGATGAAGAATTTACACTACGCGCAGCTGGCTTACGGGGTTCTATTACGTCTAAGCGTGCTCACGCAGTTATAGTTGATGACCCTATTAAGTCTAGTGCTGATATACGCAATCCAGCTATTAGGGATGAGATGAACTCTAACTGGAGTTCTGTTATTGCACCTATTGTCTTTGAGGGTGGTCGTTGTATATGTCTTGGTACTCGTTTCCACCCGCTAGATATTCATAAAACTATGTTTATCCCCCAAAAAGGGTGGAAGCAAGTCGTTCAGGAGGCAGTTACGTACAATGACGCGGGAGATCCAATCAGCTACTGGCCTGAGCAGTGGTCCGTGGATTATTTGCTTCAGCAAAAAGAACTTGATCCGGTAGCGTTTGCATACCAGTACCAGCAACAACCTGTGATGACTTCGGATCTGGTTTTGTCGCCAGATCTAATTGTGAAAGGTGAGGTTGTCACTGAGTTTGATTCTCTTGCTGTTGGCATAGACCTTTCGGCAAGTAAAAATGAAACGTCCGACTACACAGCGTTTGTGTTGGGAGGCAGATTAAAAGATAAATATTACATTATTGACGCGCACCAGGTGCGCTCTATTGGCAACCTTGAGAAAATTGATTTGCTATGCGATATGCTTGTCGAATGGGGAATTCTAGAACTGCAAGAAGATCAGTACTTTCCTACGTACTCCACGGTGACTCTTGTTGTTGAGTCTGTTGCATATCAAGCTTCTCTTGCAGCTGACCTCAGGCGCGTGCTCCTAAACGAGCGTGGTTTAAGTAATCTTCATATTCACGAAGTTAAAGGTTTTAGAGGAGACAAGGTAGCTCGATTCCGAGGAACTCTAGGCTTACTGGAAAACAAAAAAGTTATCTTTAACAAATACAGAAAGTTTGATGCGCTTACCGATCAGCTTGTTAACATAGGTGCTACCTCGCATGATGATTTACTGGACGCATATACTTGGCTCATGACGTTTTTACAAAAACGAGGCAACTTCTCCATCGAGTACTGAAATGTTTAAGTTTTTTATCGCCCTAACTGCTCATGATCCCCTGTCGCGGTTTGATCCTTTACTCCGTGCTTTGCAAGGTTACTCGAAGCTGCCTGGAAGTAAGACGGTCTATATCTATGTGGATAAAGCGCATGAGCAAGATGTTCCTGAGCTTTACGAACTGATTGAAGCCAATGTCAAAGACTTAGATGTTTATACCCATATTGCTGACGCTTCTTATGAAGGTTACTCGCTCACGTGGGCACATAAAGCTGATCTAAGATTCTTTGTTACGAGCCAAAGTTTTGATTTTTATATTTACGCTGAGAACGATATGCACTTTACGGAAGAGAATTTTAATTACTGGCTTAAGTACAAAGATAAGTTAAAACAGTTAAATTTAGAGCCTGGATTCTGCCGATACGAACTCAAAAACTCTGACAAAGTTCCTTTTGACAACTACAAGAAGTGGAATGTTACGGGGCTTACGCATAACGTTTGGGGTGATCGTCCCTACGAAGCAACAACGTATCTTTACTTAGAAGATCCCGATGTTCTTTGTTTTATCTCTCTCGGGAATCCGTATGCGGGACTGATGATTCTTGACCAAGAGCAAGCTGAAGCCTATATTGTTTCGGATAGCTGCGACCCTCACTCCAGCTATCTCAAGACTGCCCACAGAAATTGGCCTATTGCCGATAGATCCTCTATGGGTTTAGCTTTTGAAGGGCTTAGTCCACATCAAGAGCACCGCCGTGTGGTTCCTCTCACAAGAACAGACTATGGGTTGACCATTCCAGAGTTTGCTCTTGTTGAACATATGGATACAAAGTATTCAAAGGAACTTGTAGGTGATACCTCTTTAATCACGACTTTTTCGATGTTTGAGTAACTATGGAACAAGTAGAACATCCTGCTCATTATGTTCAAGGCGATATTGAATGCATTGATGCTATTCGTGCGGCACTAACGCCCGAAGAGTATCGAGGATTCTGTAAAGGAAACGCCCTTAAATATATTTGGAGGGAGCGGCATAAAGGAGGAAACACTTCTTTAGAGAAAGCTGAGGTGTATTTGGATTACATCAAACAGGTGTCAGCAGAGTAGACTTACATTACTGACTTCGTAGTTTATGGACGTCCGCGCTTTTGGTTCTTATTACGGACAAACTTCTCAACTTCCATATGCAAGTGGGTTCGCAGTTTCTTTGTCTGGGACTATGGATACCATAAGGTTTCCTGCGTGCCGCGCATTATTTCTTGAGTCCGACTCGAATCAGAATAAAGGGTATCTAGCCGTTGAGCTTACCGATGCTCCTGGTCAAGTTGCTTCTGCTATTGAGTTAGCGGGTAATCAATTGTTCCCGATTTCTTGTACGGCTGTTATTAGCGGCAACTTACCTGGACTTTTTATTCTTTACTGATATGGATTCTTACGCACGTGCTAGTTCAGCTTTCGGCAAGGCTTACCGAAACCAGCTAGAAGCTGCCGACCGTCAACGAGCTGAGTCCACAGGGCAAGAAGCTCAGTTCGGTGACGACGTTCGACAGTCGGTTGAATACGAATCTGGGGCTCCTATGCCTCCCGATTCTGTGCGCGAAATGTCCTCTGAGTCTGGTTTTGACCAGCCGATGGACAATCGCGTGGAATCGATGAAAAATGGTCTACTTAAAGAAGCTCGTTCTCGTATGCAGTCTGTTGCTCCGACCGACTATTGAGTTAGTATATTGTCAGTCTTGTTAATGACTCGTGCTGATCGACGCTTTTCCCTATTTCACCGAACGAGAACTTTTAGAGCTCCGCATCCGCATGCTGGAACCGTATGTAGACGGTTTTTTGATTGCAGATGCGAATCGCACCCACCGTGGTGAGGAAAAACCGTTCACTTGCTTAGACACGATTCGAGAACTTGGACTTCCAGAAGAAAAAATCCAAGTTCTGCACGTTGAGCTCCCACCGGTAGAAGAGGTTGTGGATCCTTGGGTTAGGGAGCGAGGCCAGCGCGATGCGCTTGGAGTTGGCCTCCACATGATGCCAGACGATACTTTCTTTATTTGTTCGGACTGTGACGAGATCACAAACCCTGAGATTATTAAAGAAGCCAAGCAGGCAGTTCTCGATAATCCAGACAAGATTGTGCGCCTGAGTATGTCCATGCATTACGGGCGTGCTGATCGGCAGCTTCAGTCTCCAGATGGTGAGTTTTTTAACTGGCGTTGCGGCACCGTTTGCACCGTGGGACAGCTCAAGAGTTTTGGGACTCTTTCTTCACTGCGTGCGTCAGACAATAATGTTTACGTTGGTGATCGTAACGCTGGTTGGCACTTTTCGTGGATGGGCGACGCTGGTCGCCGCAAAGCAAAGTTGAAGTCGTTTGCTCATTTTGAATGCGATACGCCTGCTGTTAACGAAATGTGTGATAACTTTGAACCTAAGCTGGGTTCTATCGATATGCTTGGGCGTCAGGATCACATTATTGCCGAGTACCCGATTGAGGATTTGCCTCAAGAAGTGTTTAAAATAGAGAGAGTCAAAAATTATCTGTTACCTGATGGCTAATAAAATGCCTGCGGAGCTTCTGGAGAAGTTCAAGCAAAAACGAGAAGAAACCAAGGCTCCCAGCGGTGAAGAAGCCAAAAACGAAAAGCGCAAAAGTGCTCGCGACAAAGCTCGTAAAGCTAAGGAAATGCGCAAAAAAGACTGAAGTGACTTTTAATGGCCTCTAGTACTGAAACCAGGACTCGATTTGAAGAGATCTTAGAGGCTTCGCGGACTCAAGATCGTTCTAGTCAGTCCGCAACGATGGTGGTGTTAAGCCACATCCAGCAGATGACCCTTCTAATGATTAAGAAGGGTGTCACTTTTTACTGCGATCAAGACACTTACAACAGCAGAACTTCTTTTTTACAAGATGTTATTGCGTTGAACAAGTTGGATATTCGCTTCCCGGCGATTATTCGAAATTTTTTGATCGATGGCTGTGGTCTGTTTTACTTCCGACCAGATCCAAAACTTAAATATCAGATCTATTTTTTTAATAAAAATCAGTATCGGGTTTACCACGACCTTAATGGCAACGTAGAAGAGGTCGTAATCCTTTACAGCTACAAAGTTAAAAACCGTAATTTAGGTCTTCCGGCTAATTCTTACGGACAGAACAAGCGTTATGTCCGTTTGACCATCACGGCAGACGAAATTAACGAAATCGAAAGTGATACTGAACTCAGTTTTGAGCTTGAGCCTGGTTCTGTGCTGACTCCAGCTAAAACTAGGCCGAATACACTCGGTTTTGTGCCTGCTGTAGAGGTTTTAAACAAGCCAAACGCTAGTGGGACTGAGGGTGAGGGTGAGTTTGACCCGTTTATGG